TGGCTCAGGCCCAACGCGCGGTGGCGGCCCAGGGCGTGGACAGACTGCTGGCCACGGTGGGGCAGCTCGCTGCGCTCAAGCCCGAGGTGCTCGACAAGATCGACTTCGACCAGGCCATCGACGACTACGGCGACATGTACGGGGTCAACCCGAAGATCGTGGTGCCGGACGATCAGGTCGCAGCGCTGCGCCAGGAGCGCGCCGCGGCAGCACAGGCAGCACAGACGGCCGCCGCCATGCCACAGGCCATCGAGTCGGCGAAGACCGCAGGCGAGGTGAACGCGGACGGCGTCGAGGACGTGATGGGCAGACTCATGGGGTACGGCACACCGAGCCCCTCACAAGTTTAGGAGGGCGCCATGGGCACCAAGACATCGAACGGATTTCAGTGGCTCGAGGACAGCGAGACGGGCGATCCCACAGGCGTGCGCCGAGCGCGCGACGGCAAGGCGTTCAACCTAGCCAGGCTGAGTGCGGATGGCACATCCCTGGTGTCAGGGGATGGGAAATCCTTGCCTTTGACGCTGACTCAACAGCACAAACGATGGATGGAATTCATAACCGTTGCCAGCACTACGCCGTGGAACGATCAGGCTGGCACCGGGCTTACCCTCGCAGTTGATACCGCCGTGCTGTTTAATGGGCAGCCAACGCTGCGCCTTGATATTCCGGCAAGTTCTAGCGGCACGTACCGGGTGGGCACCACGCTGGCGACGCTAAACATGCCTTACCTGTGGGACGGCAAGCAACTGGCTGTTGCGGTCAAGTCATCCAACATGACAGCCTGCGATGGCGTTACCGGCGTATTGCTTGGCGATGCTAGTTTCACAAACTTCTACACGTTCACGGGGCAGCGCAACGCAGCCAACGTACCGCAGGCCAATTGGGTTGCCGGTGATTGGATTATTTCACGCGGCACCGTTGCAACGCAGACGGCGTCGGGCACATTCGTTGGGCAAAAGCGGCTGCGAATCAACTTCACCATATCAAGCGTTGGCACTGCCACGCAAATCTGGATCGGCTTTGTTGGGGCCGCTGCATCCAAGAAACCAACCGTGATTTTGTCTATTGATGACGGGTACGCCAGCGGTTATTCGTTTGTCGCGCCACTTGCCCGCTACTACAAAATCCCGGTGAGCTTTGGGATTGACCGGGCGTATGTTGGGTCTGGCAATTACTTCACCGCTGCGCAGATACAAGAATTGCATGCCGATCCTAGCAATCTGTTTGAGTTCGTCACCCACGGCTTTAACAACACCAATCTGACCGCCGCCGGTTCTGCGACGGCATATGTGCAGCAGCAGGTTGACACCAGAAATTACCTGCGGTCACTTGGCATTCGTGGCGACGGCCCAAATCACCACCCGTGGGTTCAGAGTCTTTACAGCAATGCCGCGCAGGATGCCATGAAAGCTGCCGGATTCTTGTCGGCTCGCATGGGCGCGTCGACGCCCCTTTCGATGCACGACTCGTTCATGTCAACAGGGGACGAAAAGCGTGTTTATCAGCTTGTCAATTGCTGCACGCTTACCACCGGATTGAGTCTTGGACAGGCGCAAACGGCGGTGACCACGGCTTGCACGACAGAGGGCTACGGTGTCACGCACGTTAACGCGCACGACTTTGCTGTAGCGGACGCTGCCAGCCCGCCGACATGGAGCTTCGACAAGATGACGGAGTTCATGGGGTGGCTCGACGCACAGCGCACTGCTGGAGTTTGCGACATCAAATCGTGGGGCCAGTGGTATGCCGATCTAGCTGGCGTGCCCTACGGCAAGTAATCCCATCCCCCGCCAGTAGGCATCCAAATCAGCCACCCCCGGGTGGCTTTTTTGTGCCATTTTTCCCCCTGAACTTTTCCCCCCACCAGGCCCAACATCAGGGCCATGAAGACAGCCCCCCTCAAGACCATCAAGCCCGGCACCGTCGTGCAGCGCGGCATGCTGTTCGACCGTGCGGCCATCGACGCCGAGGCGCGCACCGTCCCCCTGGCCTTCGCGTCGGAAACCCCCTACGCGCGCTGGTGGGGCATCGAGGTGCTCGACTGCTCCCCCACTGCCATGCGCATGGGTCGGCTCACCAGTGGTGGTCCGCTCCTGTGCGATCACGACACCCGCGACCAGATCGGAGTCATCGAATCAGTGTCACTCGGTGCGGACAAAGTAGCCCGCGCCGTCGTTCGCTTTGGAAAGAGCGAGCGCGCTGAGGAAGTATTCCAGGACGTGTTGGACGGCATCCGGCGCAATGTCAGCGTCGGTTACCAGATCCACAAAGCCCAGCTGGTCGAGGTCGAAGGCGACCCGGAAAAAGAAGGCGGCGAGGACACCTACCGCGTCACCGACTGGGAGCCCATGGAGATCAGCCTGGTCTCCGTTCCCGCCGATGCCTCCGTGGGTGTCGGCCGCAGCGCAGGCGAGTCCCCTGTCATCGAAGTTCAACCCGCAAAACCCCATTTTCTCAAGGAGTCCACCGTGACCACAGCCGCCCCCGAAGCTGCCCCTGTTGCAGCACCCGCCGCCCCCGCCCTCTCCAGCCAGGATGTCCGCAACCAGGTCGCCCTGGAGCGCAAGAACATGACCGAGATGCTCGCCCTGGGCGACGTGCACGAGCGCTTTGGCGGCCGCAAGCTGGCCCAGGAAGCCATCGAGCGCGGTGACAGCATCGACGCCCTGCGCTCGCACATCATGAACGCCATGACGGCCGCGCAGAAGGGCACCACGCCCCCGACGAACCTGGACCTGTCCAAGAAGGACACCCAGCGCTTCAGCCTGTTCAAGGCCATCAACGCCCTCACGCAGAAGTCCTGGGCCGGTGCCGAGTTCGAGAAAGAGTGCCACGACACCATCCTGCAGCGCACCGGCCTGCGCGAGGCCGTGCACCAAGGCTTCTACCTGCCCACCGACATCCAGAAGCGAGACCTCACGGTCGGCACCTCCACAGCCGGCGGCAACCTGGTGGCCACCGACCTGCAGGCCCAGAGCTTCATCGACCTGCTGCGCGCCCGCAGCCGCGCCGCTCAGCTCGGCATGACGATGCTCTCCAACCTGGTGGGCAACGTGTCGATCCCCAAGCTCACTGGTGCGGCCACGGCCTACTGGCTGGCAAACGAAGCCACGTCCATCACCGAGAGCCAGCAGACCTTCGGCCAGCTGGCCCTGGCGCCAAAGACGCTGGGTGCTTATACCGAGCTCTCGCGCCTGCTGATGCTGCAAAGCACGCCGGCTGCCGAGGCGCTGGTGATGAACGACCTGGCCAAAGTGCTGGCCCTGGCGATCGACCTGGCGGTGTTCGAGGGCTCTGGCAGCTCCGGCCAGCCGACGGGCATCAGCCTGACGGCCGGCATCGGCTCGGTCACCGGCACGTCGATCGACCTGGCCAAATGCATCGAGTTCCAGACCGATCTGGCAACCGGCAACGCCTTGGCCGATGGTTGTGCATACATTACCACGCCTGCAGTCGCCGGCTTGATGAAAGGCCGCGCACGAATCTCCTCCACCGACAGCCTGACCCTCTGGTCCGGCTCCGTGCTGGACGGATCTATCGAGGGATTCCCGGCCACGACCTCCACGCAGCTCACCGCCGCCTCGATGATCTTCGGCGACTTCAGCCAGGTCGTCCTGGCCGAGTGGGGAATGCTCGAGATTGCGCTCAACCCGTACGCCGCCTTTGCCACGGCCATCACCGGCATCCGCGCCATCCAGACGGTCGACGTGGGCATCCGCCAGGCCGCAGCCTTCTCGCGCGGCACGTCCATCACCTGATAACCCCTGCCGCCAAGTCTCCCCCGCGTGGCCCCATCTGGAGGGCTGCGCGGGGCAGGCAACGCGCAGGAACAGATCACCATGGTCCAAACCGTCAAACCCACCAGCCCGGCCGGCGAAGGCGACTTTGAAGTCGTGCGCGCCATCTGCATCAATGGCGAGCGCGTCGAGGCTGGCGCTGTCGTGCGCCTCTCGCGCGTCATCTCCACCGAGTGCATGGCCGCTGGCAAGGTCAAGCCCGCAGAACCCAAGCCCGCCAAGGCCGCCAAGGCCAAGCCGGCAGACACCCAGGAGCCCGCACCATGAGCCAATTCAACTTCCCCGGCAATGCCACCACCGTCAGCCTGCTGGCGGCAGTCTCGGCAGCCAACACCGCAGCCGCCACCGGCACCGGCGTCGACCTGAGCGAGTACGAGGGCCCGGTCCTCATCACGCAAAACCACGGCGTGAGCACCGGTTCGCTGGCCGGCAAGATCCAGGACAGCGCCGACAACTCCAGCTTCGCCGACATCGTGCCCGCCGTCAACTTCGCCAGCGAGACCACCACCGTCGGCGTGCAGCAAGTCACGATCCAGAGCAAGCAAGTCCGCCGCTACATCCGCTACCTGGGCACGGTGACGACCGGCCCGCAGGTTGTGGCAGTCACCATGAGCGCCAACAAGAAAAGCGTCTAAAAGCGCCCATCTGCAGCCATGTTCGCCGAAGACCTCGCCGTTTTTTTCGATGCCGCCACCGGCTTCGCGCAGGCGTGCGCCTTCAGCAACGGCGTCACGGCCAACTGCATCTTCGACAACGGCTACGGCGAGGCACTGCAGGGCGCTGGCACCACGCCCACCCTCACCGCGGCCACGGCTGATGTGGCCACGGTCGTGCGCGGGCACACCGTCACCATCAACACGGTGAGCTATGCCGTGGCCAATGTCGAGGCGGATGGCACCGGCGTCACCACCCTGGTGCTGGAGCGCGCGTAACCATGGCGCACATCCGCACCCAGGTCCGCACCGCAGTGCTGGCAGCCATCACCGGGCTGACCACCACCGGAGCGCGCGCCTACGTGGCGCACGACCGGCCCCTGATCGCCTCTGAACTGCCCTGCGTGCTGCTGACAGTGAGCGACACGGCCCAGGCAGAAAGCATCACCTCGGCGCTGCTGCTGCGCCGCACGGTTGCCATTGACGTGCAGGCCGTCGCCAAAGCCACCACCGGCCTGGCTGACACGCTCGACCAGATCGCCGAAGAGGTCGAGGAAGCCCTGGGCGTGGCGCTCACCGTCGACGGCGAGCAGCTGTTCCTGCGCTACACGGGCACCGCCCCGGCCGACATCAACTCCGAGACCGACCGCCCGGTGGGTGCCATCAGCATCAACTTCGAGGTCGACTTCTACACCCAAGCCACCAACGCTGGCGCAATTTTCTGAACCAGGAGCATCCCCATGGCAATTACCTTGGCAACAGGCACCCAAGTCGCCGTCGCATCCACCTACGGCACGGGCTTCACGATCACGGCCATCACCAACGCGAACCCGGCGGTGGCAACCCTCAGCGCCTCGCACGGCGTGATCGTGGGCGATTTCATCGAGATCACGTCCGGCTGGGACCTGCTCAACAAGCGCGTCGTGCGCGTCTCGGTAGTTGCCACGAACGATGTGACGCTCGAGGGCATTAACACCACCAGCACCAGCAACTACCCGGCCGGCAGCGGCACCGGCACCGGCCGCGAGATCACCGCCTGGGCCAGCATCACGCAGGTGCGCAGCGTCAGCACTTCGGGCGGCGACCTGAACTTTGCAGACATCACCACCATCACCGACACCACCCAGAAGCAGGTGCCAACGACGCGAAGCCCGCAGCAGATCGACTTCGAGTTTTTCGACGACCCCACGCTGTCCTGGTACGCCACCGCGCAAACCGCGAGCGACACCAACGCGATCACGGCCATCCGCATCATTTTCCCCAACGCCACACGGCTGCTGGGCAACGGCTATCTGAGCCTGCAGAAAAACCCCACGATCGAGGTGAACGCAGCGCTGACCGCAAGCCTGGGGTTCAGCTCCGTGGCTGACCTGGTCCGCTACGCCACCTGAGCATGCACGCCGTCCAGATCGCAGACCTGCGCAAGGCGTTCGAGCAGTCCCGCGAGTTCACGCTCTATGTCGGCCCGGCCCAGGAACCCCGGCGCTCTGTCACCCTGCGGGTGCCCACCGAGCACCAGGTCAAGCTCGCCGGCCTGCGCTGCGGCATTGCTGGCCGGGAAGACCCCGCAGCTCTGGCCCTGCTCGAGCGCGCCTTGCTGCAGGGCGCCATCGTCGGCTGGAGCAACCTGCTGCAGTGCGACCTGGTGCCCAGCGCCAGCGCGGAGCCGATGCCTTGGGCGGAGGATCTTGTCCCTCTGCTGCTCGACGCCCAGCCCGACTGGTGGCGCGAGCCGACCGAAGGCTTGTTCGAGCGCCTGGCCCAGCGCAATGCCCAACGGGACGCAGCGGCAAAAAACTCATAGGCCGCATCCAGTGGGACAAGTCCCGCGCGGAGGCGGCCAAACTCGAAGCAGCAGGGTTTGCCGGGCTCGCTGGCGATCCACCCGCCCTGGGCCTGGTCGAGCAACAGGCGGCGCACTGCTGGCAGTTTTGCGGCAGTGCATGGGCGCCGGACCTCTGGCCCCTGTACCACGCGCTGTACCCGGTGGACGACTGGCCCCTGCTGATTGAACTGATGCAAGAGATCCGCGCACATGTCTGACCCAACCATCGTCCTCACCGCCACCGACAACGCCAGCCGCGTGCTGGCCGGTGTGCGCGGCCAGATCGACAAGCTCAACCTGGTCGGGGCCAAGCTCGGCAACGTGCTGGGCTCCATCGGCGTCGGCCTGAGTGCTGGGGCGCTGGCCGGGCTGGTGAAGGGCATTAACGACGGAGTCGATGCGCTCAACGACTTGAAGGATGCCAGCGGCGCGAGCATCGAAAACATCTCAGCGCTGGAGGACGTCGCGGCGCGCACGGGCACCAGTTTCGATACGGTGGGCGCGGCGCTGATCAAGTTCAATGGCATTCTGAAAGACGCACGGCCAGGCTCGCAGGCCGAGGCCGCGCTCAATGCTTTGAACCTCAGCGTAAAGGATCTTCAGCAGCTGGACCCGGCGGAAGCCTTGCGGCAAACAGCGGTGGCGCTGGCGGGCTTTGCGGACGACGCCAACAAGGCGAGACTCTTGCAGGAGCTGTTTGGCAAGTCTCTGCGCGAGGTGGCGCCGTTCCTGACGGATCTGGCAAAGCAGGGAGAGCTGGTGGCCAAGGTCACCACGCGGCAAGCGGAAGAAGCGGAAAAGTTTAATCTTGAGCTGTTTCGCCTTGGCAAGAACGCCGAGGATGCAAAGCGCGCCCTGGTTGGCCCTCTTATTGAGGGTCTGAACCAAGTGATCAAGGCGTTTCGCAAGGGATCTAAGGAGGGCGACGGCTTTTTTGCAACGCTCTTTCGAAACTCCGAAATTGGAAACCTGGGCAGGTTTGTGCGCACAACGACAGGAATCGGCCAAGCCAATCCGGTCCCCAAGTTCCTGCTG